TATCTATCTCAGCGGGATTTATTTTGCCTCCTAAATCTTTCCAACCTCTATCCACATAAGTCGCGATTATTTTTTCTTGTTGTGGACTATTTGTTTGTCTTAAACCACCTTTTTCGTATATGATGTAATCAAATTTAAATTGTTCAGGAAATCTATTTTTTAAATTTATTTTTTTCCATTCACCCGTTTTTAATTGGTCTGCAGTAGGTGTCTCTTTTTGGTACGTACCAGGATATTTTGCAATTAAATCATCAACAGACTTCATTTGGTCTGCAGAAATTTGTGGTAGTACTACATCTTTATTTAATGTTGAACACGCCCATTTAAGATTTGATTTAACTAATTTTTTGTCCCTAACAACGTCATATGTATAATCATCTTTAATAAATAAAAAATCACCAATGATATAATTTCCTTTCGGGCTATTTGTTTTGGCAATTCTTCTCATAACTTGTTTACCACCAACAGCAGGACCTGATTTGGCACCTATCAAAAATGGGCATTTATATACATCTCGTCCTTGTATTAAATCAATTTTATTTTGACTAACTTGTTCTTTTAAAATAGTTTTCATAGTAATTATCCTTCGGTTGTATCTGTTTCTTGTTTATTTATTGAAGCGTCTCCTGTTTCGGGTTCATTTGGTTCCCAATTATCATATGGATTTACTTCAGTTTGTTGAGTACTTGTTTGAGTACCACTACATTTTGCAACAATTTTATCATACATTTCTTTAGTTAATGGTAATGAATAACCATTAGCTTTTAATGCGTTTTCAGTTGCTGGACCTAATAAACTGTCATCTTTCGTTCCAAGACATTGTTGTACTTTTCTAATGACCTCACTTTTGCAATATAATCCATAAGGGAAATTATTACATACTTTATACTTTGAAGTACCATTTCCACCCTTTTTTAAAGGTTCACATTTATTTGTCTTAGGGTTTATTATTTGACCTTCAGGACATTTATTTTCTTCTTTTACTTTAAGTAAACTATCTTCAACACAATTTCTTAAAGGTCTATATATTTTTTTCCACTCATCAGGACTATCAATATCACTATCCAAATCTTCATATAAATCACCGTAAGATGTTTTATACTTATCATTTAAAGCACATATATCGGCCGCAGTACCTTCACTTACAGAATTAAAAGCAGAATATAAACTTTCTTCATCAGTTCCTGCGGGTATAAAACCTCCAGTTGAATAATTTATCGCATCATTTATTTTATCGGATAAATCTCTAATTTGAGTGTCTGATAATTTACGTTCCAATTTTTTTATATTTGGATTTGTACTACACATTTGTAAAAGTTCTTTAACCGAATTTGCAGAACCCGTATCTTTTCTAATAATCCAATATGCTAAAGGTAATACCGCCAATCCTACTGCACCACCCAAAACAGCTGCACCACCTGCTAGACCAATACCTAAAGTAGAACCAATTGCCGCCGCTGTAGGTCCAAACGTAGAACCAACCGCAACCGCCACTGGTACACTTTGAGAACCCAATGCAACGGCACCAGCACCTAACGCAGCACCACCACCAACTCCAACCGCAGCGGCTGTTCCATAATCATCTTCCAAAATTTGTTCTTTATTCTCACTTAATGTTTTTGAAGAATCGTATTTCATCATAAGAAGAACTCTTTTAAGTTGTTCTTCAGCTTCTTGTATTTTTTTGTCTTTCATAAGTTATTTTATTTTATATAAATATTTGAGTTTATAATAAAGTATTTGCTTTTCCTCGATTAACTTTTACGCTATCTGACCATTTTGTATTACCAATTTGATTTGCCGGTCCTCTTGTTAAACCTGTTTCCCATTTAGTAACTGAAGGATATTTTGGTTTTGTACCACCTCCTCCACCTGATGGAGTTCCACCTGCAGAATCTTGTTCACCAATTTCCCCATCATTAGTTGATGTGGTAAATTTTGACATTAGATTAATAATATAGTCTAAATCATTTCTCATTTTAATATATTGTTACTGATGGTAGTCTTTCAGGATATATTGCGTAATATTCATTTAAAAACGAAATAACTTCCTCCACCTCAATTTCTTCATCTTCATCCTCATCAATATCGAAAACATCCTCATCAAGGTTTAAATCTTCGTATAAATCCTCAACATTTGTTTTTGTAAATAAAAAACCAAAGTTTTCGGCTTCATTCAAATCTACTTGGTCAACTCTTAACTCGTCATCGTTATCATTATTTGTTTTAAATGTAACTTCTAAAGTATGAAGAGTTTCATTTATATAATAATTAACAATTTCTCTAACTTCCATTTTAATAATTTTTAAATCTTCTGAACATATCCAAAGTCTTATTTACCTGTTCTTTTAAAGGTTCCTTAACTTCTTCTTCCACTTCATCAAATGTAATAACATCAATATCTGAAAAGTCAATATCTTCATCATCAAAAGTACCATGTTCCAAATCATCATCACCATCCCCAATCATATCCAATTGTTCATCGGTTTCACCCTCATCAAAAGATACTTCAGGTTCGAACTTAGTGCCGGAAAAAACGTCTTCATTGATACCCATGTAGGTGTGGTGTTTAACTTCACCTTTATTGTTTACAGTCAAACCTTCTTTATCATTTGCAAAGTCTTGAACGTAAAGTGGTTGAACTTCAGGTTTAATGTATTGTGTAACATAACCATCGTATGGTTTTTTGTGTTGGTCGAGAATGTTTTCTTTCTCTTCTTTTGTGATTCCGAAAAAATATGAGTTCATAATTGTTTTTTCAATAAATATATTGATTCAATAGAATGTTTTAATTATAATTGTTATTATGGAATTAAATATAGACGAATACGCAGAAGGTGCAATCCTACTTGATGGTTTGGAAGATGCAATAATAGGTATTGTTGAAGAATTTGGTAACGGACCTAGAATTTTGTACAGTAAACCTAAAATAATACAAATCTTACGTGAAAAAGATTTGATGACTGAGGAGGAGGCTGAAGAATATTATGATTATAATATCTTGGGGTTATATGCTGGTGAACAAAATGCAGTTTTCTTAGATAGAGAAGTTACCCCAAAAAATGTTGATGGTGAGTGGAAATATATGTTAGTATAAAAACATATAGTTCTCAACTATTTTTGTTGCAAATCTTGGTAAAAACCTCTTAACATTTTCAACACTAACTTCTTTTCCGGTTTTTTCCAAAAAACTTACAGTACCTTGAATCATTAAGTCTCTAGACTTATCCGCATTTTCTAACATTTCGTCATATTGTTCACCTTCTAAATCTTTATATGACATTTCTTCTTCTATTTTTTGTCTTCCAACATATAAATAAGGTGATGCACCAAACATATTTATAATTCCTGAGTTTCTAACCATAATTAGATATTTTTGAAAGAATTTCATTTTAAAATGAACAAAAACATCAATATTCGCTAACATTTTTTTATTAAAATCACTCTCATCATTTTCAATGATGTCTTTTTTCTTAATTTTGTTTAATATTCTTTTTTCAAAATTTTCAACAGTATCCCATTTATCACAACAGTTTAATAACGACAATTTTGAACCATTATCCCATTCAATATTATATTGGTCATCACCAAAAACATTTGATTTATAAATTACCGTTCCTTTTTCACCCATAAGAACAGAACTTTCATTTTCCATATAAAGTAAAACTACTCTATCACCAATTTTTAACTCAGGATTCATTTTGTATTTTACAATAAATATATTCGAAGTATTTATTATCATATGAGTATATCAATTATTATCACAGAGTCACAAAAAAGAACAATTTTGAGTGAATCATTTAAGAATGATTTTGAAACACAAATTAAAAAAAATAATGATTTCATAAAAAAAATTGTTAAAGATTCTTCTGAACAAACGGGGTTGAACTTAGAGTTTATGTTAACTTGGGGTGCAGTAATTGGAGGATTTATGAGACCAATTAATGATTTTGTCCAAGGAATATATCCTGAAATGTCAGATATTGAATTGAGTTTGGTATTAACAGGTATAATAGCAATTCATTTCATTGATAATAAAAAAACTGTTGGGAGTATTTTAGAAACCATTAAAGAAAAAGGATTATATAATATTTTCAAAAAGATTCTATCAAAAAGTAATGAATTAAAAAGAGTTTTTATCGGTTTTATCCAAAGTTTGGGAATTACCTTTCATAAAGTAACAAATATTTTAAGTTACGCATTCATTATTCCTATTTTACCAATGTTATATGAAATCGCAACGGACGGAGAACTGAATAATAAAGACATTCAAGAGATTGTTAAAAGATTAGGGACTTTCACAGTTTTAACGGTATCTGGGATTATTGTTAAAGAATTAATAACCAAATTGTTAAAAAGATTCAACAAAACAGTATCTGATTAAATTCATTTACTACTATTATAAGTACTTATAATTGTTTTTATTACCGTGTTTTTATCTTTTTCATTTAATGTATGTATATCACTATGGGTATCAAACCAATTCAGCACAACCTCTTCAAAAGGTTTTTTTCTAAGTTTCGATAGTCGTTTAAACCCTTTAATTTGGGCAGAAATTTCATGAGATTGTGTGTAGTATTTTAATGGGTCTTTAATTTCCTCAATATCATCATCAATTTCATATTCACCACGATGTGATTGTAAAATATGTTCGATTTCATGTGCAACAATTTCATTCAATTCCCCAACCAAATCATATAATTGTTTTTCTATTAAATTAGGATTGTATTCAACACCAATCTCAATTATATCCACACTACTTACAGAATACGCTTCAGTATTAAAATTTTTTATATCATTGTTTTGAACTAAGTAAAGTTCTACTCTGAAATCAACAGGTGAATTTGTAAAACTATATTCATCACCATCAATTGGTAAATTAAACTCACCCTCTTCATTGTCTTTTATTATTTTTATAATGTCTTTAACAACAGTTCTGATTGCAATTCTACTCATTTTTGACTCTGTTAATTGTTTATTATCTGAAACATCAAGTACTAATTCATCTATAGTAATCCTAACATCAGTATCAAAAAATTTAAATGTATCATAAAGATATGACCCTAAGTGTTGTTTAAAATACCAAAGTTCTTTTTCACCAAAATTTTCTAAATTAGGTATTAAACCCAGAATTAACCTAGATATATCATTATTTACCTCTACAATAGTTATTTTCAACGACAAATAATCATACCATTCACCAACACTAATCATTTTTTTTGACTTCAGAACCTCGACTTTGAAATCTATGTCAGCATTCATTTCTACCCCATGTATTATAGGACCATTATATTTCAATACTCTATCTTTAAAGTATTTGTTTACAATTTTTAATAAATTTTCTTTCACCACATTGATAAATACTTTGATTTTTTGTAATTAAATTATTATATTTGAATTTATGGAATTACTAAGTACGTTTATTTGTAAAAACAGTGAACTTGGAGTTCACGGCAACATGTTTGGCGGAGCAATGTTAGCGCTAATTGATGAAACCGCAGCTGCATACGCTTCTCAAGTTTGTGATACTCCCAAAGTGGTCACAATAAAAATTGAAGAGTTAATATTCAAAAGTCCTGTAAAGTTGGGAAACTTGTTAAAAGTATATGGTAAAGTTTTGAAATTTGGAAGAACTTCTTTAACTTTATACATTGAAGTTAGAAAACATAATGTACACACAGGATTACAAGATGTTGTTACTCACACAAACATAACTTTTGTTAAAATTGATGATGATGGAAATTCAATACCTATTTCTGATAGAGTAAAAGTTCGTTACCACGAACGTGTAAAGATATATGGTAAAGGATTATTAACACCTGAAGAATTAGAAAAAGAAAGGAAAAAATAAGATATGAACAGAAAATTTGATTTCAAAGACATCACACTTGTTCCGGAAGTGTTAAGTTCTATTTATAGTAGAACAAGTTGTTCGATTTTGAACGACAAAGGAACTTTACCTATTATGGTATCACCAATGGATACTGTTGTTAGTGAAGAAAATTATGAATTATTTATAAATCAAGGATTTGATGTTTGTTTACCAAGATGTGAATATTCAGATTCAAAAAATATTTTCATTTCAATATCGTTAGATGAATTTGAGGAATACATCACTTATTTTGATGATTTTGAAGTAGATAAATCACCTAAAAGAATATTGGTAGATATTGCGAATGGTCATATGAAGAAACTTTATGATTTGTCCAAAACTTTTTTGTCCAAAACTAAAGGTACTAATTATGAATTAATGGTTGGTAATATTGCAAATCCTAAAACATATCAAAAATTCGCAGAAATAGGTGTTCATTATATAAGAGTGGGTATTGGCGGAGGTAGTGGTTGCTTAACATCGGCAAATACAGGTATTCACTATCCTATGGCATCACTAATTAATGAATGTTTTGTCATTAAAAAACAAAATGGATATCAAACTAAAATAGTTGCTGACGGAGGTTTCAGAAACTATGACGATATTATTAAAGCATTAGCGTTAGGTGCTGATTATGTAATGTTGGGTGGAGTATTAAATAAAACATTAGAATCATCTTCAGAAACTGAATTGTTTAAATTATTTCCAATTTCAGAAAACACATCTATTTATTTGTGGAACGAGTTCCCATTTTTGAGAAAGCACTTTTACAAGAAATTCAGGGGTATGAGTACCAAAGAAGTACAGAAAAAATGGGGAAAAAGTAAATTAACAACATCTGAAGGAATTACAAAGTATAATAAAGTTGAATATACATTATCTTCTTGGACTGAAAATTTAAAAGATTATTTACGTTCAGCGATGTCATACACAAATTCAACAACTTTAGAAGAATTTAAAGAATCTGAACATGTTTTTATTAGTCAAAACGCACTTAATAGATTTCATAAGTAAATTATATACGAAACTATTTTTATTTTGTGTAAAATATGAGTGGATTTTCAGAACAATTACCTAAAAGTAATTTCAACTTTTAAATCTCCATTACCCTTAATTACTCGGTGGTAAACACCTTTAGGTATAAAATATTCTTTACCTTCAGTTAGTGATTTTGGCATCTGATTGTCCATTTGAATTTTCCAATTGTTACTTTGGATTACTTTTACACTTCTATCTTCATTATCGAAATGCCATTTTAATTCATCAGACTTAGTATTTTCAGAAAAAACTCTCGTTCTGGCGTTTCCATTAACTTTTTCTTTGAAGGGTAGTTTTTCTTCATCTAATTTAAACAAAGGTCTTTTGTTGTAAGATATTAAATAATCACTATAATTTTCACCAAATAAAGATAATCCAACTTCAATCTCATCTTGTATCATATACTCAAGATATCTTTCATCTTTGGTTCTTTGATTTGGGATTTTTCTTGTTGTTGGTGTTGTATCTATAAAAATTTGTCCAATTGTTTCTGAAGGTGATTTAAACCCATATACAGATATATCGGTCAATCCAAATTCTTTCAATCTTGGTAAAGAATATTCTTTCAAATATTTGTCTAAACGTTGTTTTAGTTTCATAAATTATGATGGAATATATTAATTTTATCTCTTTCCATATTAAAAAAATTTGTAAGTCCTGTTATGATATCATGTTCAATTTCTTCCTCTTGTTCATATTCCGTACCATCAACATAAACAATAATTTCACATAAACCATTTCGAGTATCATAAATAACATCAAATGAATCTATCTCAGGGTGATATGGTTTAACCATTTCACCCAATAATTTTAATATTGCTCTTTCTTCCATAATTTACCAACTTCTTGAACTTTTTAAACCTAATTTTTTTGCATATCTACCAACAGAACAACTCCAATAACCAGCAGTAGTTCTATCTTTCTTTTGGTCACATTTATGACGAGCTCTAAATGATTTTGCAGCTTTTGGATTTCTATTTCTAACTTTTAAATTTGGGTCACCAAATGTTACTTTTTTAATAGTACCTTTAGGTGTTTTCACATAAACGGCAAACTTTTTAGGACCACCAGGTGTTCTGAATGGACTATTTAATTTAACATTTTTACCACGGTGTTTTGCTTCAGTCAAAACATCTTCTAAATCATTCTCATAAATTGGAGCATCCAACCAAACAATATCACCATTATTTAATTTAACTCTTTTTCCTAAATCACTTTCAACAATCCAAGTATCGTCATCATTAAGTCTTATTAAATTACGGTTATATAGGTCTCTAACTTCGTTTATTAATTTAAAATATCCGTCAGAGTATATTCTAAAAACATTTTCAGATAAACTTATATTATTATCTAAATGATATTCTAATTCTTCTGAAATTTCAACATTTTCAGTCAGTTTCATTGGGGGATTAACCAATTCTAATAAACTTTCTCTTATTATATTTTTTATTTTTTTGTTCATAATTTCGTTTTTTAAATAAATATTCGTATCTTTGTGTTATGAACAAAGAACTTTATTTATTAAGAGGATTACCAGGTTCTGGTAAAAGTACATTAGCAAAATCATTAGTCGGTGACAAAGATTATTGTCATAAGGAAGCTGATATGTATTTCATTGATAGAGAGGGTAATTACAAATTTAATTCGTCTCAGATAAAGGATGCACATAAATGGTGTCAAGAAGAAATTGAATTTGTGATGAAATATGAACACCCTCGGGTTGTGGTTTCAAACACTTTTACTCAAGAATGGGAAATACTACCATATTATGAATTAGCCGCAAAGTATGGATACAAAGTTTATTCTCTAATTGTTGAAAACCGACATGGGGGTGTTAACGAACATGGTGTTCCTGAAGATAAATTAACTCAAATGAAAAACAGATTTGAAATTCGATTATGAAAACAATATTATCATTATTATTAATCCTTGGTAGGATTATTGTTACTATTAAAGTAATAATTTTCTTATTTGATTCTAGAAATGGTTTCAGTTCAAATTTAATTGATGTTGCTGTTTGGTGGATTTTGTTTCTTGTTTTTGATATTTGGTTACAGATTATACTACCATCTCAAAAAGAAGAGTAAATCTAATTATCAGAAGTTTTTTGTGATAAAAAAGATAACCCAAAGAAAAGAACCGAAACAAAGTACAAAATTAAGTTTGCTTTCCACAAATTTCCTGTTAAACATACAAGTTGATATTGCACGATATCGAATCCAAATGGATTGAAAAACATTGCAAGCATCAAAAACTTCACGGATAAGTTTTTTGTAAAAAAATCTACTATTTTTTGTTTTACTATCACCATCGTCCATATATTTCTGTTAAAAAGTTTATTTACATCTCTTAAATTGAGGGTAATTTTATTATAAATACACCTGTAAGTGAATATTTATTGGTAAATGGATATTTATAATTAAAAACATTTTATTATGCCTAAATATATTATAAACGAGAAAAAACTTCGTCAATCTATACGAGAATACATTTTGGAACAAAGTAATGTTGAACCAAAAGAAGAGAAACAGAGATGTGTTGCTGGAAATATAATTTCTTTAGACGAGATAGTTGGTCCTTCTAAAGAATTTCAAAACTACACAAGTAATTTAACTAAAAGAGATGGTGGTATAAACGGAATTGTTGACACATTGGATATGTTAAAAACAATTAGATTACATCCTGATATTAAAGACGGTGGTGAACATTTATCTTACGGTTTAATGAATCATTTAAACAAATTCAGAAATAAAAATTACTTTGATGAGACTAATAGTGGTTGTTTAAAGGCTATGGATAAAGTAATCGAATTGTATAAAGAGAATGAACATGGTGAAGAATTAGTTAGGGATATTGAAAAAGTATTAAAACACAATGACCCGTCACCAAGAGCAAAAGAGTACTTAAAAAGATGTTTAATTTTAATAAAAGAAAAATAATTATGGAAAAAAGATTATCTGAAGAACTAAATCAAATTTTATATTTGACAAATTATAAAAAAGGTGTTGTTATAAGTGAACAAGCCTTACCTCAAAAATACTTCTCATTAATTGGGAACAAGTTAACTATTCAGAATTCAAAACTTTATTTATATGATAAAGATGGTGAAATGACCCCATTAAATGGTGTTGTATCAGAATTCAAAGTAAACCCAAAAACAAATGAGATTGTTGACGGTGATTTTATTAAAAATCAAGGAATTGTTTCTGAAAACTTCAATAATATTGTTCGTTCAAGTCTATCCCCGATACAAATTAACGCAAAATTCAAATTTGTTGGTATAGACCCTAAAGACAATAATGTTAGGGTATTTACTGGTGATATTGCTGAAATGGATATTACTGTATTAGAAAATGATAAGTCATTTAAAAAATCAACAGACGGTCTTATATCTCCAAACACATTTGTGAAAAAAGGTAAAAATGGTTTATTTATTAGACTTTACCCTGGTGGAAAACCTTTACCACTTAGTGCATAAATTAAAAAACAAATATACCGATTACTTTTTCATCATAAAAAGAATCAAATGAAAAAATCGTAAAATATTTATTGTTTTTAGGATTTTTTCTATGAATTTCCTTTGTTTTATAAGTTGATACTTTTGTTCTCTTATCCAAAGTGAGAGAGTAAGAAGTGTAATCACAAGTATCTAATAACCCTAGAGACGCCGCTTTATCCATAGATATCAATTCATATTCTTTAATATCGATATGGAAAACATCGATGAGTTTTGATATCAGTACTGAGTCTTTTTCAATAAGAGATTTACCATCATAAAAATACCCACCAACAGGTAATGATTCATTTTGTCCGAATAGTAGTTTTGAAAAAACAATCAAAACTAACAATATAAGTATTCTTTTCATAATTCTGTTTATTTAGTAATACAAAGATACTCTTTTTTTCCAAACTAACAAAATTTTTTTCAAAAAAAAATGTACAAATATATTTATAGAAAAAAGTGTTAAAAAATGGCAAAATCTAAATCAACAAGTAATGAAAAAATAATTATGGAAAAAAGATTATCTGAAGAACTAAATCAAATTTTATATAACTCCACCGAAAAACCCACAAATCTTTAGTTTGTGGGATGAAAGGTGGTTTTAGTTATATGACTCCTTTCTTTTTCAAACAATTGTATAATTATAGTAATAAAATAACAAAGATGAAATTCACGTCAATATTAAAAAAAGTCATTTTAGAACAATCAAGATTTGAATTGGTTTACAATCGTTTTTTGACAAAAGAATATGGTAGTGTTGAACCTATTGAGTCCGATGATAAAATTTCATTTATGAAAAATGGTGATGAAGTTTTCACTTATTATAAAAAATTAAAAAGACCTACACTGAGTCACCATGTTAGTGGGTTTTTACGTAATATTTTTGGGTTTAATTTTGATGACACTGAAGATATCTTTGATAAGTGGTTTTCAAAACATTTCAACTTGGAAGTTGATTTTAATAGAAAAGATTATATAAGGAATTATATTAAAAATCAAAAATTAAAAATTAAAACTTATAATCAATTTTTTGGTCTTAAAAAACCGAAAAATTGGGGTAAAGGTGATGATATAACTGTTGACACTATTAAAGACCAAATTGTTGGTGATTTAACCGATGGGTATGATTTATCAGGTATCAATAAAGAGGTTGTGAAACATGGTGTTGATAGATTTGCTCAAAAGTGGTATAATGATGTTAGAGATTTAGATTATGATTCCGCAATTTATAAAACAAATTATATTAGTGAGACTGATGATTGGGATGAATTTTTGGGTGAAATAGGGATTTAACAGTACAACCGATGTAATTGATACAACAAGTGAATAAACTCCTCCAACTCCTTAAAGTAGAAATTGGAGGATTTTTTCTTTAATTCCTGATTGTTTAATACCTTCGTTACCATTTGGTGTTAGAACAAAATTATCCAATCCCCATTCGTGTTCAAATTCCATACCATTAACTTTACCTGTTTTACCCATATTAAGGTCATCAATTGCAACCCAATGAGTAATTTCAGGATGATTTTGTAGGTACTGTTTGATTTCAATAGACCTAGTTTGTTCTAAATCCCATTGACGAGACCACGGAAATGTATCTTTATCGTAATTGGTACATTCACCTAGATTTGGTGTAAAATCAATAGGTTTATTAATAATACCTTGAGACTCGTAATATTCTCCCATCTCATGAACATTAGCCCAACGTTTCCAGTCTGATGATACAACAATTTCAGCACCCGTTTCTTCTAAAATTTCATTTAAAACTTTGATTGCCTTTTTGTTGAAATTATCAAAACGGTATTCGATAGGAATCTCTAAGTTAGTCGTAGATAATTTACGACCACCCCACTTCTTCTGTTTATTAAAACGACCACCCCATTCTGAGGATAGACAGATAACACCATCATGGTCTAAAAAAATTATTTTCATACTATTTTCCATATACTTTGTAAAACTTTTCTTGTTTTTTTAGCGTCCTCAACATTACCAATAACCACACCATTTTTAATTGTAAAAACATGACCTCTTACTGAAACCAAAAATGTTCCAATCGGATTATCTTTGATGAATTTTCCAACAGTCAAAGCTCTTTTTATTTTTTTATTCTTAATCTTAACATCGTAGTATAGCGAATAAAACTTACCAACAAGATTGAATTTTTTACCGTTAATTACTTCATTTTTTTTAACCAAGATTTCCAATTTTACTACAAAATTATGAACACCATCTCTGTGTTTTCTTTTCAACACTTTCTCACAATATGTATGAGATTCATCATATGGTATATCAAATGATGATGCAAATGCTCTTACCACACAATCATTTCGTTCTCCTTTAGCAATTACAGATTCTTGATATCCTTTAATTGCTTCGTTCGTTTTACAATAAGGTAGTTTCATATCCATGATACAAAGATACAAAAAAAATATGAAATAAAAAAACCCCCATTGTAAAAAAATGGGGGTTTAACATTAATTTTTATTAACTTCCTCAAATTCGACATCTGAACCATCAAAACCCGTATCTGTCGTTGTTTGATTATAAAGGTCTTGACTAATTTTTTGGAACTTCAAGTTAATTTCATCTAGTTTTGTTCGGATAGATTCAATATCCCTACCACTTATTGATTTTTTTAATTCTTCAATACCATTTACAACCTCACTTTTTTGTTCCTCGGACAATTTATCGTCCAAGTCTTTTAATGATTTTTCCATTTGAAATACTGTTGAATCGGCAGTATTGATTAACTCAGCTTCTTCTTTGAATTTCTTATCCGATTCTGCATTCAACTCAGCATCTTTTTTCATTTTTTCAATATCTTCTTTTGAAAGTCCTGAAGATGACTCAATTCTAATTTCTTGTTTTTTATTAGTCCCTTTATCAAGTGCCGAAACTTGAATAATACCATTTGCATCAATATCAAATGTAACTTCAATTTGTGGAATACCTCTCATTGAAGGGGGAATACCATCTAAATGGAATCGACCAATTGTTTTATTGTCTTTTGCCATACTTCTTTCTCCTTGGAGAACGTGAATTTCAACTGATGGTTGGTTATCTACTGCGGTAGAGAAAACTTGAGATTTTTTAGTTGGGATTGTGGTATTTGATTCAATTAATTTTGTAAATACACCACCCATAGTTTCAATTCCTAATGATAAAGGAGTAACATCAAGTAACAATACATCTTTTACATCACCACCCAATACACCACCTTGAATCGCGGCACCTAATGCCACAACCTCATCAGGATTTACACCTTTTGAAGGTTCTTTTCCGAAATATTTTTTAACCGCTTCCTGAATTGCGGGAATACGTGTTGAACCTCCAACCAAAATAATTTCATCAATTTGGTCAGGATTTAATTTTGCATTTCTTAATGCCGATTTACAAGGTTCAATTGTTCTTTCAACCAATTTTTCAATTAATTGTTCAAACTTAGCTTTAGTCAAATTTCTAACCAAATGTTTTGGTACACCATCCACCGGCATTAAATAAGGTAAATTAATCTCAGTTGATGGAGTTGATGACAATTCAATTTTAGCCTTCTCAGAGGATTCTTTTAATCGTTGTAGCGCCATTGAATCTTTTGACACATCAACGCCATTTTCATCTTTAAATTCTTTCACCAACCAATCAATAATCACCTGGTCGAAGTCATCACCACCAAGATGTGTATCACCATCAGTTGATAATACTTCAAATACACCATCACCCAATTCTAATACAGATACGTCATGTGTGCCACCACCACAGTCGAACACAACAACAATCATATCTTTATCTTTTTTATCTAACCCATACGCTAATGCCGCAGCGGTTGGTTCATTAATAATTCGTCTAACATTTAGACCTGCAATTTCACCTGCTTCTTTTGTTGCCTGTCTTTGAGCATCATTAAAATACGCAGGAACTGTAATAACCGCATCAGTCACAGTTTCACCTAAATAATCTTCAGCGGTTTGTTTCATTTTTTGTAGTACCGCAGCAGATATCTCCTGTGGTGTAAATGTTCTACCATCAATATCCACTCTTGGTGTGTCATTATCACCCTTAACTACTTTATAAGGAACTCTACCAACCTCATTGATTGATTCTGAATACTTAGACCCCATAAATCGTTTTATGGAATAAACCGTTTTTGTTGGATTCGTGACCGCTTGTCGTTTAGCAGAGTCACCTACTTTTCTTTCACCATCTTTAATGAATCCTACGATAGATGGAGTTGTTCTTTTGCCTTCATTATTTGTAATTACAGTAGGTCCACTACTTTCCATAACTGCAACACATGAATTTGTGGTACCTAAATCCACGCCTATTATTTTTCCCATGTTTTTAATTTTTTTTGTTTAGTTTATTTTTTTTAAATTTAGTTAATTTATTTTATGGAATCAAGTCCGAAACAAATATTGTTAAAAACCATACCAAATTAATAATACAGACATTTTGTCATTAAATTTGAAAAAATGTCAGATTAATATGACATTTTTTCATTTTGATTTTTATTTTTTTATTTGTAACTTTGTGAAATGGATAATAAGAAAAAAAATACTAATATTGCACCCTTAACAAAGTGGGAGGTGATATACGAAGATGAAAATACCTTGGATATTTGGAGATATGATATCAAAGTAAGTCGTATTAATCCATATGAGGTTGAAATACTATATAAAAATGATAAGAATGACAGAGCAAAAATTGCAAGAATGAACAAAAAGTGATATTTATCATAATATGAAAATGATTTCTGTTCTTGGTCAACGAATCGATAAACAATATTTGTTATCAAAACTATATGAAATGGGTTTTGATGAAGAAAGTGCTGAAGATGAATTAGAGTACTTGATTGATTATTTATATGAACTACCTGACCTTATTGATTTATATAGAATAATCTCTGTCGATAATAAAAAAGATATTGATATAAAAAAACCGGGCTCACATTACTCAACATCAAAAAAAGATTTATTAAAATCTTACTCTTTTTGTACAGGTTGTGGTGATGAAATCTATCTACTAACAGTAGAATCACCAAAAGAATTGATTGATATATCACAAACTTTGGCAAATAGGATACTTTATCCAAATGAACAAGAGATAACCTTAAAAAATAAAGGTAGTGGGGTTAACACGGTCTCAATTAAAAAAATCAAACGTTAGAATTAATTTTCTTTTGATGCGTATTTTACACCCATAATAGTTCCGATAATACTAAATGCGTTGGTTAATAAAATACCAAGCATGTTTGACCATGTTGACCCAATAATCTGAGTGTCTTTGTTCATATATAAAGAAATCATATACATGATTGTTGTAATCACCCCAACAGTTATAATAACACCTAAAGAAACTTTAACGATAACACTAATCAATTCTGTTTGACTTTTTTTCTGTAACAAATCCAAATCATTCATCGCAACATGTTTTGCATTTTCAGCCTCAATACGTGCTTGTTCTGATTTAATCATTGATTCTCGTAACTCCTGACCAATTCTTTGGTTGTCTTCTTTCCAAGAGGTTAGTTCTCGGTTTTGTAATTCAATCTGAGATTTGGATTCCTCAACACTCGTTAAAGTGTTTTGTAATTCAGTCATTATTCTTTGATTCTCTAAGTTTAATTCAGAAAGTTCTTTATTTTGGATTTGGACTTGTTTTGTTATTTCTAATCTTCTTCTTCTTATTTCTTTATCTTTTGAAATACAGAAATCAAGATACTCTTTGAATTCAATATTATCATCAGCGTCAATTACTTTAGCAATATTACCCTCAAGGGCGATATTTTTTGACTTATTTAAATCAATTAATTGTTGTTGACTATTTTTATCAAATACTATCATTTATATATTTTAAATGGTGCGGTTCTATTTTTGTAACTTTCGTAATCTTGTCTAAACTCATCTAACCTTGGTTCAATGTCATCCGATTTTATAATCCAAAATTGAGCACCCGCCTGTAGAGCTTTTGCTTGTTCTTCAGGTTCATCTGAAGATGAAATAATCCCAATAACTACATTGTTCCCGTATTCAAAATTTATTTTTCTTATTAACTCAATACCATCAAAGGAAGAACCAATAATATTTAAATCAACGAATACACATTCAGGTCTATCACTATTATCCCCAGTTAACCATCGTTTAAATAGTTTCGCCGCTTCATCCGAACTGTTTAAAGATTTTAGTGAAAGACTAATATCCAATAACGAACACGCATCTTCGAATACTAAATGGAATAAATCTTCATCATCCACTAATAAAATTGAATCAATCATTTTTTTGTTTTTTTACTTTTTTATGTTTATTTTAATTTTAGTTCCGACTTCATTTTTTTCACAGGTAATTTTAAACCCATGTTCTTCCAAAATTGCAACACAAATATTCAACCCCAATCCACTACCTGATTCTTTTTGACCTTCTTTTCTTGTGTAAGGTTTTGATAAATGGTCAAAGTCTTCTTGAGTAATTCCTCTACCATTGTCTTGGATATATATGGATTCTTCATCTGAATATATTTTAACAAATTTGGTTTCTGAGTCATTATATTTTAACCCATTTCTGATTAAATTGTCCACTGCGGTGCAGAATAGAGCTTCGTTAACATCAATAGTTGGTAAATCTTCGATAATCACCTGACTAATATATGCAGTTGATGACAAGTAATCGTTTAAAATAGTTTTTAAATTACATTCTGTTTTATTTAAAACAACGTCTTTCTTAACTAAATTAGTAAACTCATACACTCCTTTATAAACTTTTTGAGAATGTTTTAAACCTTCTTTAATCATTTTAAGAGGTGATTCAATCTTTAATGATTCGATATCTTCAGGTTTTAATCTACGTTCTAAAGAATTAAGTCCTCTTGGCATGTAAGTATTAATCCCTGAGTGCATATCGTGTCTTAATATTTTGGCGGCATGTTCTAAATACGTATTTTTCTTTTCAATCTCTTTCTTTTGTTCATAAGAATTGGTGATGTCTGTTGCGATTTTCATAACACGATAAATCTTACCATCAGTACCAATAATAGGATTGTAAGTTGCCTGTAAATAAACTAACGACCCATCTTTTTTGACTCTAACAATTTCACCTGAAAACAATACGCCCTCATTTAATTTTTCCCAAAAAATACGATATTCATCGCTTTTTGAATACTCTTCATCTATAAAAATTCTATGATGTTTTCCAGATATCTTATCTTGTAAAGAATAACCCATAGTATTTAAAAACAATTCATTAGCGAAAATAATGTTTCCTTGTAAATCGAACTCAATAACCGCATTAGATTTATTTATGGCGTTCATTCTATTACGAATCTCCGCTTCTTTTTTCTTTAATTCGGTAACGTCTTGTCTAATTGATGAAAACCCTACCAACTTATTATTTTTATCAAATTTTGCTTTAATGTATGTATCAACATAATACAATTCACCTGATTTTGTTTTATTGGTAACAACATCATTCCATATTTCACCGTTCATTACCGTCTTATACATCTTACCCCAATAACCGTCAGGTTGTAATCCCGAATTAACGATAATATGGTCCTTACCTATTACTTCATCTAATGACCATCCAGAAACTTCCTCAAATTTTTTATTAACATACGTTATTTTACCGTTTTTATCTGCAACTGAAACAATTGCTGCAGTATCAATAAACTCCTCACTCTCTTTTATTGTTTTTAATAAATCACTTTTTAGTTCAGCGGTTTGTGATTTCATTAAAAAATAAAATATTGGTATAAATAAAACTATACAAAGGTATTCAACAATACGAGTTAATTGAGTTGGTTCAAACATTCCAATTAATATTGCGGTTTTAAGGATAAAAAAAACCGACATAATGATGATTGAAAAAAGTAAATAGTGTTTTGATTCTTTATTCATATTCATAAATACTTCTTTATTCATTTAAGTTTATATTTATAATGAAAAACATTATGATTAAATTAGGTTCAAACGGAGATGTTGTTAAACAAATCCAACAAAAATTAGGAATTTCTGCAGATGGTAACTTCGGTCCCGGTACTGAAAAATCCGTAAAAGAATGGCAAACAAAAAATGGATTAACTGCTGATGGTATTGTTGGTTCTTCAACTTTGGAAAAAATGGGAATCACTTCAGTTATTAAGGAGAATATAATTATTCCTTCAGGTGGTTCGTTAAATCTTGAGAAATTAAAGGGACATATCCCTGACTCAGTAATTGCACAAATCCCCGATACCTGTGCAAAATTTAACATCACAACACCACTTAGATTGGCACACTTTTTAGCTCAATGTGCTCATGAGAGTGGTAATTTCAAAGCGATAAATGAAAATTTAAACTACTCTGCTGATGGTTTAAAGAAAATATTCCCTAAATATTTTCCTGGTACTTTGGCAGAATCTTATGCAAAACAACCTGAAAAAATTGCTTCAAGAGTATATGGTGGTCGAATGGGTAATGGTGATGAAACCACAAAGGAAGGTTTTAAATTTCGTGGCAGAGGATTTATCCAATTGACTGGAAAAGAAAATTATAAAAAACTAGGTGATTTTTTAAAAGAAGATTTGACAACCAATCCTGATTTAGTTGCAACTAAATACCCATTAGCATCTGCAGCATTTTTCTTTAATAATAACGGACTTTGGTCTATCTGTGACAAAGGTGCTGATGACGCAACTGTTACCGCAGTAACAAAACGAGTAAACGGCGGAGTCATAGGGTTGACCGATAGAATAAAACATTTCAAAGAATTTTATTCACTTTTAAAATAATTTTTCATATCTTTGATGTATGAAAAATTTACTTAAAAAAATATCTGATAAGTTCGAATTCCATTTCGGATGGTTTTTTGTCAATGGTATGAAACACGAAAAATGGCAAGAAAAGATGAAGGAAAAATACGGAAAATAAAAAAACCCCCAATTTTATGGGGGATTTTAGTTTATAGGAATATTAACTCATTTGTTTCAGGATTCCAATCTGCTGTTAATGGTTTGTTATAGTATTCATACCTTTCACTCAAAACTGAACCATTAATAAAGTGAGTTGTTCCATCAAATATATAACCATGACCACTATGAATATGACCGCAAAGGTGTATTTTTGGTTTTATTTCTTTAATTCTTTGAACTAACAATTCACAACCAAGATTTTCAGTTCCCCCAATTACTTTGTCAACATAACCCCAAGCAGGTCCGTGAGTTATCAAAATATCGGTATTTTCGGGTATTTGATTCCATTTTTCGGATAATTCTAAACCATTTCTTGGTAAATTAAACGCCCAATTATGAAATTCAGGTTGCCAAGGACTACCATAAACTTTAATTGATGTCTCATAGTCTTCACCGATAACATGTAAATCGTCTTGAAGATAATTTAATTTATCGTCATATAATTCGAGCATTTCTTTACACCAATCAGGACTGTCTTGGAATCCCCAATCATGATTACCTGCAATAAAAACTTTATTCTTATAGTTATCCAATTTAGAGAACCATTCAAGAAAATTAATTATTTCGTGATTATATCCTCTAGAAGACATATCACCAGCATGTAGTAATAAATCACCGCCAGGTAAATCCTTTGTGATTTGGTTATGTTTAGAATGTGTGTCTGATATGAATGTAATTCTCATAATTTTTATTTTTTTTTAATCCCACCACCCACGAAGACCACTTCCATCAAAATGTTTATCGAAGTCTTCGTCTTTTGGGAATTTAGAATAATCTTGTCCTTTAAGGATTTCAAAAAGTTCTATCCATTCTTGTTCTCCAATTTCATGTGCTCGTTTAAACACCTTACTATTATGTTTCTTTTCTTCAGGTGTGTCTTTATCTTTTAGTTCATATAATTCAGGTTTACCTTCAACAGGAATAAATTCCCAAGGATGAAGAACTAATTCACCTAATTCACTTTCCGCCATTTCAATGTATCTGTCCTGATTGTAGTTTCTAATAAGTTCAACAACCCTCCTCATCTTTTCGATTTTTTTTAATCTAGAAGAATCCACTTCACAACCTTTTTCCTCAATGTTTTTTGACATATCTTCAAGAGCGGTCTCAACAAACATTAAAAGGCCGTGATGGTCAAACCAATAATGATTATATAATGCTTTACGAAACTTCCAAAAGTTTTTAAAAAATCTTGGTACATCTCTCCTTAAAAAGGAATATGACTCATATATTTTGGTGTTCTCCCAATAGAAGTTTTTGAAATAATCTACAACAGATTCGGTTAGTTTATTTTTCATTATTTTTTTAATTTAAAAAAGTTTAACATTTTATCGTTTTTCAATTTAGTATAATGATAAACCATAGTCAAATAATTTTGTTCTGTTAATTTATCTGACCATTTTTTTAAGAATAGATTAAAGTAATTTTCCGCAACACTAATTTGCGCATCAGTGTTACAAGAATTAAGAACTTTAACAACCCTGTGGTAGTCAGTAACAAAAGTTTTATTTTTCATAATATTTAATTTTACACAAATATACGGATTATTTTTTAATCTAACAAAGCCAAACTTAAAAATTTTTTTATTGTCCTTACTAAAGTAGGCATAGATACGTATGAAAACTCATCTTTTAACATATTTTTAAACTTTTCCGCTAAATACGATTTATTATCCTTTAAATAATATGTTTTATCATCAATAATTAGATATTTCATCTTTATTTTTGGTTCAAAATCTAACTCATGTGTTAATACAGGATAGTGTCTACGTAAATAATTAAAAACATTATCGTCCGTATTTTTGGAATATTTATCTAATATATCTCTTTTTTCCTGTTCAGAAATTGTAAATGATTTCATATACTTAAATATATTTTTAAATGAAAAAATGTCTATACGTTTTATTAAACACCACCTTCAAAAATGAGTTGGAATTATTATATGGTAAGGGTAGTATTGTTGAAATTACTGACATAATATATTCGACAAATGCAAAACACCTATCGGTATCCTGTAAATTACTTTTTACCGATATTCAATTATTTGAGGAAACAAATACAGAAGGCGTTGAGTTTTTAATCAAAGAATGTTGGAATTATTTAGGTATAGAACAGAGTAAAATATCCCTTACAATGTCTGTTGATATTATTTAATATTTGATTATTAATTTTTTTTTCTTATCTTTACAAAAAAAAACATTATGAAAAAAGTTCAAAATGGTGACACCGTTACAGTCAATTACACCGGAAGATTAGAAGATGGAACAGTATTCGATTCTTCTTTAAACGAGGGTCGTACACCTCTAACAGCTAAACTTGGTGAAGGTAGACTTATCAAAGGTTTTGAAAATGGTTTATTCGAAATGACCATTGGTGAAAAGAAAACAGTTGAGATTGAACCATCTGAAGCATATGGAGAATACAATATCCTTATGATTAGTGAGGTTCCAAAATCTAATATTCCACCTGATATTAATGTTGGCGATACTTTACAAGGGATGGGTCCTAACGGCCCTGTAATCGTCAAAATTATGGAAATTAAGGAAGACACCGTATTAATTGATGCAAATCATCCTTTATCGGGTAAGAAACTTATCTTCGATTTAGAAGTTGTTGGTGTTGAATAACACCAACAATTCTTATTTTTTTTACTTTTTACTAACAATTAAATTTTTATTTTATGGAAAATCAAATGAATAATAGATTAGAAAAAATTAAATCTGGTTTTAAGAATATTTTGAAACATCTAACAATTTATTCTGTAATTATTTTATCATGCGTAACCTCTTTTTTTATAGGTTTCTATTATCGAAAAATGTTGATTGTTAAAAATGGCGAAACTCGAGAGGTTGTAAAAATATCTAAAAGTGATGTTACATTAGCCGTAGATGAATATAATAACCTTATGATAATTGATAGGGAATCAGGAAATTATACCATTTTTACGGACTCTGTTGGTAAATCAATATTTAACATTTACGCTAAGAGTATGGTTGAGAAACACATCTCATCTAAATAATAAATCCTTTAATAAATAATCTATGAATATAAGAAATGTAGTTTTATTCGGAGCGTCATTAATTAGTTGTTTGGTTTTATTTTGTGCTAACAAACTTAGTAACGATTACAAATCATTAGTTAATCAAAAAAAATCAGAGAATGAAATAAAAGGGCTTGAACAACCAGTTTCTATCGAAATGTATGATAATTTGGAAAAATACTCTGATGAGTATGATATTCCAAAATATATTGCTTACAATATCGCTTATTTAGAAACAACATATCAAGGACCTTTTGATTGGGATTATAAACATAACAGAACTTCATCGGCAGGTGCTGTTGGTCCAATGCAAATTATGCCAACAACTGCTAATGGAATTTACAAGAAAAAAATCCCAACCTCAAAATTAAAAAACGATGTCGAGTTTAATGTTATTACAAGTATGAAATTATTGTCCAAACTTCACGATAAATATGAGAATTGGGGTCTTGTTTGTGGTTATTATAACACAGGAAGACCAATTATTAATCAATATGCCGAGTTTTGCATATCAAATACTGATTATTATAAAAATTGGGTATCTTACTAATTATACATTCTTTCTTCTAAGTTCGGGAATTTTTTCTCGAACTTTTTTATTAAAACACCGGCAACACTATTTGCCATATCTTCATTCTTTCCACCAATATCAGGTCCTTTTTTCATTTTTAGATTCACTCTTTGATGTTCGTGAACCCATTCATGACTAAGTGTTCTTAAAATGTCACGATTCATTCTATTTTTGGTCAAAACATTTATTACATGTTTATCCATTCTATTCCCTGTTGTCATATTACCAACCCTATTATTTACAAAATTGATTTTAATATCCTGAGTTAAAGGATATTCATCCTGTAAAAATTCAATAAAATCATGATAAAAACTATGGTCTTCATCATATACAGAATCTTTTTGATATCTAACGGTTACTTTCATATTGATAAATATCTTAGGATACTAATTACTGTAAATTAGAAAGTAAGAATGCCAACTTATATCCTACAAATGCACCTAAAGCGGCTGCGGAAGGGAATATCATGTATTTACCGACTTTTGTTTGATATTTTTCTCGATTAATAACAATACTCACAAACATATAGTATATTAGAAAATTTATTAAAATCGCAACATCATACTTTAAAATAATAAATACTGTTACGGTGTTTGCTATAAAACCATATAAAAAATTAACTAAAGTCTCAATAATTAATTCTCGTGCTGATGTTTCAGCATCCAAAAATTGAAATTTTCTATCTATCATTTTTTAATGCTTATGTAGATATCACCGTACCAACCAAATATCTCATCGTTAAACTCTTTATTTGGTTTGAATTTATTCATGTCGATATATGTTTCCTCAAAAAAAGATTCATTTGGGAATCTAACTAACATTTTTTTCATATCTTTAATTTGATAAGGGGAATTTTATACTAGGGTGTGATTTATAATCTTTAATTTGAAAATCTACAATATCTAAATGAGATAACAGAGACAAATTTTCAGATAATGATTTATAAAAATCATCTGTCTTCATGTGAATTAATTTAGGTAGTTCGTATGGTTTTCTTGTTAATTGTTCTTTAATACCATCAATCTGGTTTAAGTAGATATGACAATCACCCATATTAGTAATCAATTCATCAGGAGCCATGTTAACCATCTTTGCGATTATATCTAATAGTAAAGCATAAGACGCTATATTAAATGGTGTTCCCAACGGAACATCTTGACTTCTGGCATTATACATTAAAGAGATTGCTCTGGTTGGGATGTTATATTCTTTGTAGTACTCTTCTATTTGTTCTTTATTAGTGGAACCTTTTATTGTTGGTGTTTTTAATCGGTTACTAGTAGTAACATATAATTCCCATCTTTCTTGTTCACTCAACTCTCTTGTATACACTTGAAATCCATAATGACAAGGCGGTAAAACGCAACTATCAACTTCTGATGGGTTCCAAGCTGTGACAATCATTCTCCTATCATCAGGATTGGTTTTTAACTTGTTAATTAGGTTTGCAATTTGGTCTGTCCCAATAAAGTACTCGTTATCGATTGAATCGTACCTTCTTTCACCCCACTTGCGCCATTGATGTCCATATATCTTTCCGAGTGCCCCCCATTTCTTAGCAAACTCATCATCTGTTTTTATACGGTTAATGAATTCTTCTTTTGATAGTGGTATTGGCGCACCGCCTGGAGAGTAAGATTTCCACCATTTTTCATAGTTCTTATAAGCGTCCCCATCCCAAATATGACAACCATTATCAACAAGGAATTTAATATTTGTATCACCACGAAGGAACCAAAGTAACTCAGTTACCATTGTTTTAAACGCCATTTTTTTGGTGGTAAGAAGTGGAAAGCCATCTTTCATAGAATGTCTTATTTGTCTACCGAATACAGATATGGTACCACCATTTCTTGTTTCTTTTTTAGTACCCTTATCAAGAATGTCTTGACATAGTGCTAAATAATCTTTATCGAGTTTGTTAGTCATTTGTAATTATTTTTTCTAAGGTAATCGGTTTTTCAGATACAATTATATTCTTTTTAATTCCGTCAAATACTTCAATATCATCATAAGGACCAATAATATAAACCATTTCGGTTTTATCTTTATTTAATTCAACTGTCAATGTTTGGTCAGGATGATATCTATCGTAGTATATTTTAACACCATCAACTTCTCCAAGATTAACGATTCCGTCCCAATCTTTATAGGGGTACACAAGGTCTTTATTTTCCATTTTCATCAGTTACTATTAATATTATTAATTATCTTCTTATCTTTTCTTTTTTTATATTCTACTGTACCAGCGGTTCCAATAAATGAGCCGATTATGGCGGCAACAATTAGAGTTTTATCTTCAATATAAGAAGTCACCGTAAATGCACCGAATATGTAAATCAAACATGCCCATATACCTGCAGAAATTGATTTTCTTTCGGCAATTTTAATAAAGTAATAAGTCCAACAAATATCAGCTAACGTCATAGCAACCATAACGCCAAGGAACTTAGTAATGTAATTATAGTCTATCATAGTTATTTATGTTAAATTGTCTATCATACATTTCTATATATTTTATCGTATGTTTCATGTAAAATATTATCTATTAGTTCTTTATTCATATATTTCTATTGTTTCGTTATATGTTATTGTTATTAGTTTGGTTGGTGTTGGTGTATAATACTGGTTATCAAAGTTTGGAATATTGTTTGAGTGAAAGTATCTTTCCATACCTGTTTCATAATTATTATTAAACCATAGATGGTATCTCTCTTCCAAACTCAATTCTCGTTCTTCAATCTTTAACCCCCATTTTTCAGAGAACTCTGGATTGGTTTTAATTTCATGAATAAAAAGTTCTTTTATTGGAACATCTTCATATCCAATATACTTGTCGGTGTATTTTTTATACACCTCATCAATAATCTGATTCATTTTTTCGTTATTCATAATATTAATTTAATTCCCAATAAGGTCCTAATATAAATTTTGTGTTTTTATCCCAATCACTAGTCAACTCTTCTTTGTGTTTTTCATTAAATTCGGAAATGTTCTTATTAGTACCCCATAAAGATGGTTGGTCATAATGATTCAATTTCGCAATACGAATCATTTCATTATAATGGTCTTCTATGATGTAACCTTTTAATGGAGTTATTCTCATCAAACAAGTTGTTAATTTAAGTTTTCTACCATCATATAAACAATAATAGTAATCATGTTCATCCTCAACAATTCCTATTAGACGAAACGATTCACAATCAACAAGAACATATTGTCCTTTTAGATTTTCAAACTCATTAGTTATTAATGTTAAATTATCTGTCATGTATTATTATTAATGTGTCCCGTTTGTTAAACTAATTCCATGTCTAATTCCTGAAATAAAAATACTAATTTCATTTTCAGTCATATTCTCAACCCCTTTACCAACAGAAATTCCAATTTCATTTCCCAAATCGGATATATCACCATTATCATATTGAACATTTTGTAATTGTTCACTCACCTTCCAAAGAATACTTTGGAAACTTATATTTCTGTCAGAATGTTCATACGCCCCATCAGGACCTATTTGAAAATCATCTGAAATAATAGGTTCACATTCATCAACCTTTATTTTTGCAAAACCTGATAATAAAAATTTTGTATTTTTATTATTCGGTAAATACTCAAACTCAACCTCCATACCTTCACATTTATTTTTCCAATCATCACTTAACTCCGCAAACATATATAAGCTTTGTTGTTCAGAGATAACCGGTAATTTAATTGAAATAAATTCCATGTATGAACTATATTGGTCGTCTATATATTCAAATTTGACAACCCAACCATCTTTTGTATTATGTAATTTTCCTTTCATGTTTAATAAAAAAAACCTTTATCTATTAAGATGATAAAGGTTTAGTTGTTAAGATTAAAATCGATAATTCTAATAATAGTGAATTTTGATTAACCATTTATCTATTTTTATAAAGAATTAAAAAAAAATGGTGGGAGAACAACTTAGGAGACTAAACCAATTCTGTCCTCCACACCTTAACATCTTTTCTGATTACTACATCAGAGTTAATAGATGTTCTTGTGATTAGGCTTCTGCCTGCTCAGACTTCCAAGTTCTACGAAGAGAACGAGCCTCGTTTAATGTGGTCACATAAGCATCATTACGATTTCCTCCTACTGATACACGAACACGATAACGATTACCGCTTTTGTAAATGTTGCTACCGTAAGTCGCCTTGTAGCTGCCGTTGTTTTGGTTTCTAGCCATTTTGTTTTGATTTAAAGTGATTAATTAATTATGATACAAGTATAAGGGTTTTTTTCGTGAAGTCAAATTTTATTTACGATAAATTTTGTCGTAAGTCTCATCCCACATTTTATCTATTTGTTCTTTGTACTTCTCATCCTCACCAACCAATTCTATTATATGTTTATACATTTGATAACCAAATCTCAAATCTTTAAGATATGTTTTACAATAATGACCATCAGGACTCTGTTCACAAAACATAGGTGAACAACAACCTTCTTCACCACAACCATCACATACAGGGCAATAAGGTGATTCAATTTCTTCCGTCATATTTTATAAATGTTAAATTCTTTTCCTGTAAATTTACAAACTTCATCGGTTATATTATTAGTCTCATCCGATGACAAATCTTCGGGTTCGATTTCTTTATTAGTTTCAATAGTAACAAAAATACTTGGTTCACATTTTATAAACTCACCCTCCTTACCCATATCAAATCTTTCATGAACCTCATATTCCTTGACACTAAATTTTGTTTTAGGATACAAAGATAATAAAACTTTCTCAAAAATTTCTCTTCTCATTATATTTTTTTGTTAAAAAAGTTATCGTATCTCCTTTAATATATTTGTTACCTTGTTTTGTAATTATATTAACCCCACAATCAGTTCTTATTTCCCATGTTAAATCCGGTTCAATTGTTGAATGTTGTCCTTTGTATACAATAGTATCAACAACACATTTTTTCGTAATTAACTCAAAATCAGTCGTTTTTTGATTACAACTAGTCATTATTACGGGTAAAATTATAAAAATTAATTTTTTCATAATCACAAAGATATAAAAAATAATTGTTAAAAACAAGGTATTTATCAATTATGAGAATTTTAATTAAAAAAGTATTAAGAGAAGTCATGAAAAAGATAAATAAACTATACAGTTTAACAAATAAAACTGAAAAAACATCTATTTTGGATTGGGATTTACATCATGAGATTAATAAAACTTATGAGAAAATAGATAAGGACTAT